CGGTATTTTTCTTAAGGACGAAAAATATTTTAAATAAGGAGAACAATGGGAGAATCACAATGTGTCTCTCACACCTCCTGTCCTCGTTGTAATAGCACCGACAATTTAGCCGTATATGATGACGGTCATAGTTGGTGCTTTACACCAGGATGCGGATATAGAGAAGGTGGAGAACACTCTGAGGACAAAATATTTGAGGAGAAAAATTCAATGGAGTTTATAAAAGGGGAAATCGAACCTTTAAAGAAGAGAAAGCTTACCAAAGCTACAGTAGATAAGTGGAGCTATCAAGTTGGTGAGTTCAAAGGTAAGAAGGTACAGATCGCAAACTACAAAAAGGATGGGCATGTAATAGCTCAGAAGCTCAGGTTTCCTAACAAAGATTTCTTATTCATCGGAGACACTAAGCATTGTGGACTGTATGGGAAGCACCTTTGGGAAAAGGGAAAAATGATTACGATCTGCGAGGGTGAGATTGATGCCCTGTCAGTTTCCCAAGCTCAAGGTAACAAGTGGCCTGTAGTATCTATTCCAACTGGAGCAGCAGGAGCTAAGAGAGCTATCCAGAATGACTTGGAATACTTAGAAAACTTTGAGTCAGTCATCTTAATGTTTGACCAAGATGATGCAGGACAGAAAGCTATTGATGAATGTGTACAGCTATTCTCACCAGGAAAAGTGAAGATTGCCACTCTACCCCTCAAAGATCCTAATGAAATGATCCAAGAGGGAAGAGGTGCAGAAATAATAAGTCAAATCTGGAACGCTAAAAGCTACCGTCCTGATGGTATCATTGATGGAAGAGATACTTGGGATCTTGTTAGTACATCTCAGAAAATCGAGAGTATGCCTTACCCTTTTAATGGCCTGAACAACATGACTCAGGGAATTAGGAAAGGTGAGATCGTTACGATTACTGCAGGATCAGGAGTAGGAAAGTCTCAGATCTGTAGAGAGATAGCTTATTCACTCATGTTACAAGATCAAAGAGTTGGATACCTTGCTCTTGAAGAAAATACTAAGCGTACTGCACTTGGATTCATAGGTTTATATCTTAATAAGCCTATACATCTTCAGAACGTAGACTACTCTAAGGAGGAGTTGAAGGATGGATTTGAAAATGTTTTAGGAACAGGAAATTTGTTTCTCTACGATCATTGGGGATCAATGGAAATCAACCATCTCTTCAACAAGATTCGGTATTTAGTTAGAGGTGTAGGTTGTACTCATATAATTCTGGATCACATTACTATCATCCTATCTGGTTTAGAAGGTGGAGATGAGAGGAGAATGTTGGACTTTGTAATGACAAAGCTACGGTCCTTAGTTGAAGAGCTTCAATGTTCATTAATTCTAGTCAGTCATTTACGCAGACCAACTGGTGATAAAGGACATGAAGAAGGAGTACGAACTTCACTCAATCAACTCAGAGGATCACATGGTATAGCTCAGTTGTCGGACATTGTAGTTGGGTGTGAAAGAAACCAACAGGATGAAGAGAATCCTGACCTCACAACTGTCAGAGTCCTGAAGAATAGATGGACAGGAGAAACAGGAGTTGCAGATACTCTACATTATTCTAAAGAGACAGGACGTATGCAGGAAACTTTATCTGCGGAGACTGCATCTGCGTATGGTTTTGAGAAAGAAGCTGAGAAGGAGGACTTTTGAAAGAAGCAATATTAGATATTGAAACAGACGGACTTCTAGACACAGTTACAAAAGTTCATTGTCTTGTGTTTAAAACCGATGGTCTGACCCAAGTAGCCACTAAGGAGGAGCAGATATTAAAAGCTCTTGATGTACTACAGAAGTGTCAGATTGTCGGACACAATATACTAGGCTTTGACTTGGAAGTTTTGAAAAGACTTTATGGTTTTGAAGTTCCTCTTGAACAAGTCACAGACACATTAATATTAAGTCGATTGATTCATGCAGATCTAAGAGTGGAAGACTCAAAAGTAAAAAGGCTTGAGCCAAAATACTTTGGATCACACTCGTTAAAGGCATGGGGATATAGACTTGAGAACCTTAAAGGGGATTACGGATTATCGGAGAACGCTTTTGAAGAACTTTCCCAAGAGATGATCGACTATTGTATACAAGATGTCGAACTGACGGATATTTTATGGGAAAATTTTAGGAGCCGTTTACCAGATCCGAATTCCGTATGGCTGGAACACCAGATAGCGAACATTTGTAATCATCAGGAGTACTATGGAATTAAATTCGATGAAGAAAAAGCTGTTCAATTATATGCAGAACTTGCAGGAAGAAGGGATGAACTGGAGGAAGAACTTAAAACAATCTTTGGTTCATGGGTTATCAATGAAGGACTACGAAGAAACGAACTCTACAGTAAGATTAAAATTATTGAGTTCAATCCTAATAGCCGACAACACATTGCCAAAAGACTCAAAGAACTTAGAGGTTGGCAACCAAAAGAGTTTACACCTACAGGAGAAGCTAAAGTTGATGAGAGTATTCTCAGTAAGTTAAATTATCCAGAGGCTCAGAAAATGACTGAGTATCTTATGTTAAATAAACGTATTGGTCAGCTTGCAGAAGGTGATCAGGCTTGGTTGAAACTTGTAAAAGAAGGGAGACTACATGGCAGAGTCAACACGATGGGAGCAGCGACTTCTAGATGTTCTCACGCAGCACCAAACATCGCTCAGGTTCCGAATACTCATGCACCCTATGGGAAAGATTGCAGGGCTTTATTTACTGCGAATAGAGGAGAGAAATTATTGGGCGTTGATGTCAGTGGCCTTGAGTTGCGTTGTCTATCTCACTATTTATCTGTTTATGACGGTGGTGAATATGGGAAGAAGCTCTTGGAGGAAGATATACATACCGTTAATCAGACGGCTGCGGGTTTGGCAACGAGAGATCAGGCCAAGACATTCATTTATGGTTTTCAGTATGGGGCAGGAGATCAAAAAATTGGTGAGATCGTTGGGAAAGGTAGTAAAGAGGGTAAAAAATTAAAGAAGAAATTCCTTTCTGAGCTTCCAGCATTAAGAGAACTCAGAAAGAAAGTACAGAAGAAAGCTCAGGATTTTGGAGCTATTAAAGGGCTGGATGGTAGGCGTGTTCCAGTAAGAAGTAAACACGCAGCGTTAAATACCCTTCTACAATCTGCAGGAGCTATTATCTGCAAGCGTTGGGTCATTGAGACTCATAAGTTGTTAGAGGAGAATGGTTTTAAATGTGGACAGGACTACTCGCAAGTAGCATTTGTTCATGATGAAATTCAACTTTCAGTAAAAGAGGAGTATGCAGACAGGATCGGTGAATTATGCACCAAAGCAATTGTCATTACAGGGGATAGATATGGATTACGAATCCCCCTCACAGGAGAATATAAAGTCGGAGCCAACTGGGCTGAAACCCATTGACAATCAGTCTATTGGTTTGGCAGGAGAATCTCTTGTTCGTTATTTGTTACATAGGTGGAACTATAACATCTATGCACCTGATAACCCAAGTACAGCAGTTGACTTTGCAATTAAATCTGGAGATGAGTGGGCTACTATTCAAGTTAAAAGTACCAACTCACAAACTGGAGTACATTTGAAACGTGAATCAAGAGGTACAGGGGAAAACTCTAAAGGAGTCTACTACTATACCGAAGGAGACTTTGATTATTTATTTGGAGTTAAGTTTCCAAAGGTTTATGTGATTCCGTTCATGTCAATTAGAACCAAATCTTATGTAGGGTTTAAGGATTATGAGGAATATTGTTATGACTTAAATGATCCTTTGACTTATACCAATCCACCACATTTACTTGGAGAACTTAATGGATAGAGTAGCCGTTATTGATGCAGATATTATTCTGTATAAAGCATGTCGAGTAGCAGAAGAAGAAGTTAATTGGGGGAACGATCAGTACGTTCTCTGGTCTAATCTAAATCTTGTAAAGACAATTATAGACGATCAAATAGATTTAATTGTTGATGAGATGAAAGCAGACCGAAGCATTCTTTGTTTCTCTGACAAGAATAATTATAGGAAGGAGATTAATCCAGAGTACAAAGCTAATAGAAGAGGAGGAAGAAAACCTCTCTGCTTTGTTCCAGCTTTACAGTATTGCAAAGATACATTTCCTTTTAGATTACTTCCAAATTTAGAAGCTGATGATGTCATCGGAATTATTGCTACCTGTGATAGTGGAAAGCCTGATGAATATGTAATAGTTAGTGAAGATAAAGACCTACTCACGGTTCCTGGTTTACATTGGGATCTCAACCTCAAAAAGATCTTCCGAATAGATGAAGAGGAAGCAAATTTTAATTTCTTTAAACAAACTCTTATGGGAGATGTTGTAGACAACTATAAAGGATGTCCTAGAGTTGGGAGAGTAAGTGCAGAGAATATACTTAGAGAAGCTGAAGGAAAAGGTGAGAACTTATGGCAGACAGTTGTTAATAAGTATTTGAAAGCTGGACTGACAGAAGATGATGCCATTATGAATGCTCGTATGGCAAGGATACTTAGAGCAACTGATTATAATCGTGCAAATGGAAAAGCTAAACTTTGGAAAGAGGAGAACAATGAGTAACTTCACAGAACACGAGTTGGACAGGAAGTCTGGTCTTCAATGGGATGCACAAACACAACAGAATGTATCTGTAAATGATCAGGAGAACATTAAAAGACTCAGGCTTGAGAATGAGGAAGTAACTAATCCCAAGCACTACGACAAGGTTGGGTTTGTTATCCAGCCTATCGAATACATAACCAAGAACGAATTGGATTTCTTGGAAGGTAACGTAATCAAATACGTTTCTAGATATGAACATAAAGGAGGAATAAACGATCTCCTAAAAGCGAGAACATATATTGAATTTTTAATTGAGAGAGAAAGGGGAAGAAATGAGTAAATTACCAACACAGTATCAGGAGTACATACATCTCAGTCGTTACTCTAGATGGTTACCAGAGGAGAAGAGGAGAGAGAATTGGGGAGAAACAGTTTCCCGATACTTTAATTTCTTTGAAGAGCATCTTTTAGATAACCATTCTTATAAGGTTCCGAAAAAGCTCAGGATCGAATTACAGGAAGCAGTACTAAATCTT